CCGAGCCTCTCGCCTTCGTTCGAACCTACGCATCGTCCGCTTCTCCCGTCCGTGGGTCGCGACGCCACAGCACGCCGTAGTCCTTCAACATGGCCTCGTAGATGCCCTTCTTGATGTCGGTTGCGGACCTGTCCTCGTACTTCTCGTAGTCGCCAGGGCCGTCGTTGCAGCACCACAAGGAGCAAGGCACCCCGGGATCTTCGCCATGCAGCCGGTTCCAATTTTCCAAATCGTAGACGCACCCAGTGTAATGAGCGTCTTTGAAGCAAGGCGGATCGATCAACCGCCGAAACGACGGATGGATCTTGGTCAGCTCGGCGACGACGCCGTGGATGATCGGTTTCCACAAGCCGAGCTGGGCGATCCAGCAGCCGCGTTTCGACAGTACCGCCTGCAATGCCCCGAGGTTCACCTTCCAGGACATACGGTGCGTCGCTCCCAGCGGGATGACCATGCGTGCGTCCTCGGGCGGGACACCCGCGTCGACCAGCTTGCGGTAGGCCGACTCGCAGTGTTTGAGGCAGCGTGCGTAATGAGCCGGTGCGGTTTCCCAGCGAGTGCCCGCTCCCCTGAAGTTTGAGCACTTGATTGAATTCGCACTTTCCATACTTGGTGGGACGTAGAAATCGCCGTCCACGACAAACCGGCTCATGTCCTTGACACGCATCGACTGCGACCAGAACGAAGAGCCTCCGGCGAGGTCCGGAATGAGGTCCGCTCCCAGCCGACCACCCATCTTGTGGCCGACGCGGTGGCGGACCAGCTGCTCCCGCAAAGCGATCGAGATGTTCTCTATGACGAAGACGAAGTCAAGCGTCTCGCAAAGCGGCAGCTTCATGCCGATGACCTTGGTGAAAACCTCGTCGATCTCAGCCCGTAGCTTCGAGTCGTTCACGGCTTGCTCGAAAACTTCCTCAGCCGTCCCGACCGGGTCGTTTGTCCGTGACTGGACCCATTCGATATAGATCGTTTCGACCGGGAACCGCGTCGCAGATACTAGCTTGATACTCAGTTCTTTAGGCATTCTGTCGTCTCCTTGCTCGGATGTTAATGTGGTCGGCCGCTGCCCCGTCTACCAGGTGGTGGATCAGGGCTTTTACAATACGTTGGTGGTAGCGTTGCTCCAACGCCTGGCAGAAATCCCAAGCCTCGGCTCCGAAGTTTTGTCTTATCGCCTTACCGCATTGAGCCCACGAGCACCGGTTGCCGAGGAAACGAGACGCGAAAGACTCAACCTCGAAGCCTGCTTTTTCTAACCGTTTTCGCAGTCGAGCTTCCGTCCAATAAAACACATGACCGAATTTCCGCAGCTCCTCCTCCCAGTTGACCTTCGGGCGTGCGGCAGGCGTGGTGATGACAAGCCAACCCGACGGACAGATAGACTCCATCGCCCGACGGAGCACCCGCTTGGACTGATGCTCTGGCAGGTGCTCAAGCAATTCTCCGAGCACCACACAATCGGCCGACTCGGATTCGATCGGCCATTCCCGGGTGACGTCGCACTGGACGAACTCCACGTCCCACCCGGCCACCGCAGGTTGCGGGCGGATGTCAACGCCCGTGTACGCCCGGCTATCACGCTGAGCTCGCATGTCACGCAGTAAGTTGCCTTCACCGCATCCAATGTCGATAACGCGATCAGGCTTTGCCTTGAGGACGTGCCCCAGGATAAACAGCCGACTGCTAAACAGGAATCCTTCGTGCGACAGGTTGATGGGAGCTCCCGTTCGTCCTTCGAACCCGTGCATGGCTGTCGGGGGAATTTGCTTTTTTGGCATTTGGATCTCCTTTCAGGTCGGGGACGACACCGCCACGTCCCACTGACGGCGTTCTAGGGGCCGCTGACGGCGTCTTCAAGGCCCACCGGGGGGCATCGCACCCTAGAACGCACACAGAGCCTCTCTAGGGCTCAATCTAGCCGAGTTTGAGCAGCCCGAAACCCGGCCAGGTTGAGCTGAAGCTGCTTCCATTGGCACAACCGTCGACAGGGTGACGTCAAGTGACGGTAGTAGTACGTCGGACACCATCGCCGACGGATGGCTCCCAGGCTGTCCTCCCGGACGTTCCCGAGTCGGAAGCCCTTCTCGGCGGGGACCGCCTTCCCTCCCGTCATGTGGCACGCATACAGGTCTCCCGTGGCCTTTATGTGGAAGCTGAGCCCGCTCGCGTAGCAGGGTACATTCTCCGCTTCCGGCGACGCGATAAACTGGCCGGTCTCGAAGACCGATTCCTGGAATGAAGTCGCAACCGCCTGGCGGAAAGCGCAGCCCTTCGCAGCTGCCCACGCGTCCCAGAACGCTGTCGTCCGTTTAACACGGGAGCCGAGCCCAACCTGGAAGTAGGCCTTCCGGAGAAAGCCAACCCGGTGGATGAGCTCCAGCTGCTTGAGGATCTCCGGTACGTGGCCAACATTCTCCGGATAAAGCGTTGTCAGCGTCGTGCTTTTACGGTTCGCGATGCCGTGCAGCCGGGTCAGCACAACCAGCGGATCGGTCTTCTTGTCGCCCCGGATCGTCTCATACAACTCACGGTGAACGGCGTCGAGCGAAACCTGCAGCCCATCCAATCGCCGGAGCAGCAGCGTCTCCTTGTCGTTCAGCTGCCGGGTCAACGCGGTCGAGACATGCAGGTCGAACGGTAGAATGTCCGCGTCCCGCTGCTGGAGGTACCACTCCAAGAACGGGAAAAAATGCGGAGAGCACAACGGATCCCCGCCCGTCAGTGTCAGCGACTCGAAGTTGGGGAACGTGTCTGCAATCTCCAGGCAGAAATGCTGGAGCTGCGCCAACGTCCACTCATCCGAACATTTCCCGTCCTCGTCGTCTCGCCAGCTTTCGCACGCCCTGCAATGCTGGGCACATCGCGAGGTGATCTCAATCTGCCCGGCTCGGTAACCGAGGTCCTCGGCCGCGAGCTTTCCATAGAACGCTATATCTTCACGGATTTGCATCTGAATTCCTTTCTGCCGGAGCCTCGGCTCCATATTCGTACGCGGTGTCCACCTGGGCTCTGGATCGCCAGCTGAAAGCAAGGTAGTTGATCCCGTCAACGTAGTCGTCCAAGACAATGCGACGCGGCCGAGCTGCCCGGTTCAGCTTAGCGGCAGCGAACAGCAGCGTAACCATGTGCGGAGGGATATCCGGAATTTCGAACCCAAGATGCTCTGATAGCAACGCACCCCACACCCGGCCTGTCCGCTTCGCTCCCGCGATCATGTCACCGTGCGTCTTGGCTCGCTGCTGTTCCGTCGCTATCGCGATCTTCCGAATGTCGTTGTCTTCAAACTCTAGAACGGACATGGAATACCTCCCTCGACAACCGGCTAGCCTGCTCCACCAAGGGTCGGATGAAGTTATAACGAGGTCCAAGGAACCGAGCCTCGTACTGACGCATCTCGCCAAGGTGCTCAAAAAGCGTGCTACTCCCATCCTGCTCCTCCTGGGTGAAGAAGCTCAATACCGAGAGGTAGTCAGCGAACTCGACGATGGCTCCTTCGTTGTCGTTGTGCTTGGCGTGTCGCCAGCTGGCGAAGAATTCGGCTTGCCATTCAGGGTCGCGGATGAAATCCGCAATGACGTACTTGCAGGCGGTTTCGCCCGCGTCGCTCAACGCCTCCCGCAGCTTCTCTGTCGAGTATTTGAACGGTCGCGGGAAGTCGCCCGACCGTGCTTCTTCGAGGTCGTGCAAGAGGATCCGCCGCATGAGGACTCGAAAGTCGATCTCGACATTGGTGTTGGCCTGAGCCCACTCCGCAATGACGACCGCGTGTAGCCCCGCGAAGAAGCAATGCTCCGCAACGGACTCGTGGTGGCGGACGCGGCAGGTCGAAAAGCGTTGTACGTACCGCAACCGGCTGGGGCAGCCGCACAGTAGCTGTTTAATGTCCAGGTTCATTCTTGGTCTCCTCTCCAGGGCGACAATCGGCCAGGATCCGCAGCACGTTGAAGATAACTCCGCAGTTGAGCAATGCCGTACGCGACTCCGGTCGCCGCTTGGGCAAGCATGACGTTGATCCGGATGTGCCCAGCCGGGTGCTGGGTAAACAGGATGACCGGCTTTTCCTGAGCTCTAAAGTAACCCATCTCGAAAACCGTCCCGCTGTCCGGCAGGTGCAACGGCTCGAACTTCTGCAGGGCTTTGCCCCAGGGTTCAACGACGTTTCGTCGACTCAGCCGGCAGATCAATTGTGTCGGCGGCAAGGCCCAGTCAACGACCGCAAGTAAGTGAGTCGCGTTGTCCATCCCCTGAAGGTTCGAAGTGAAAACCTGAGCCGCGTCCTGCGGAAACAGGGGACTGCCCGGCGAGAACGCACGCGGGCAGTACCGTTCGACATTGCAGTCGTCAAACGCTTTTTCGACCTTCGTCATGAGCTCGACTTGAGCCTCGTTGAAGAACGGTCCGGCAATGTAGAATTGCATGATAGCCTCCTTAGGTGGAAGGGAGGACCGGTCCCACGAGGACCAGCCCAACCCTTCCAAGCGAGCACCAGCTAGTCCTCGTCAGGCTCGACGAGGAGTTCCAGAGCGTTGAAGGGGACGACCACCTCCTTCTTGCTCTTCGTCACCCGCACTTTCGCGGTCTCCTTCTTCTTGCTGACAGAAAGGACGACGCCCTTTTTCTCCTTCCCCTTGATTGTACAGACGACCTTGTCGCCCTTGGCGGGTAGGCGGAACGTCTCCTCTTCTTCTGCTCCCGTGTCACCCTCCTCTTCCTCGGCGGAGGTGACCTCGTCGAAAGGATACGTCCGCGTCTTCTTGTCGGCGAAGACGACCTTCGCCTCCTTCTCGTCCGGGTCGACCTTGATCACCGTCCCGAAAACCTGCTTCCCTTTGCGGTCGACGATGACCTTCGCCTTGTAGACCGGCTCCCACGCGTCATCCGAACTGTCGTCATCGTCGTCGTCGTCATCCGAACTGTCGTCATCATCGTCATCATCGTCATCGTCGTCGTCGTCGTCCGAGCCTTCCTCGTCCGGCTCCTCGTCGTCGTCCGAGCCTTCGTCGACGCCTTCGTCCTCGTCCTCGTCCAGCTCGATGAGCTTGTTGATGTAGACGTTGTTCCAATCCGCGTTGTCCGGATCGGACTTGCTCGGGACGATTCGGATGTGAGCCGCAGGACGCTCTTCAAGAAGAGGCTTGATTACCACATCCTCGATCTCGCCGAGGTCGTCCATAGCGTCGACAGCGTCGATGCCAAGCCTCTTGAGATACCGAACGAGAAACTCGAAGCCGTCCGGGTCTTCCAACCGATCCCACCGCGTTGCCTCTTCGCCAGCGGAATCGCCTTTGATGATGGTCCACCGCGACCGCAGCTTGAGCTCGTTCTTCGTCCCGACCTCGACGATGTCCAACCCCGTCAAACGGGCGATATAGATCCCAGGAGCCGGAGGATCCGGCCAATCCTTGTTTTCCTTCGCCTTCTTGCATCCCGCCTTCCAATGCTTTTTCATCTTCGCGAGACGTTTGCTGTAACTGGTGGCCTTCGCCATCGTACTACTCCTTGTCTGTAGAACAGAGTGAACTAACCCTTCCGGATTCGGATGCCTTTCTTGCCTTTTTTCGGCGGAGCTCCTGCCGGAACGTATGTGTTGTCGAAAGCGTTCCGCAACGCAGTAAACGCTGCCTTCGACGAATTGCCCATACGGATCGAACGTAACGGTTTGTCGTTGACACTGCGAAAATGGGGCATGTCGCGGTCGAGTCGATGCCCGGCTCCGGTCCGCTCGTCTCCCTGGACGATGAGGATGCGATCCGCTCCTTTGTAGTCGTACGCGAACCAGCAGTCGACCTTGCCGTTGAGGACATCCTCGGCCTGCTTGGGCATGGTCGGTAGCAGCTTTGTGGTCTTGCCTCCGCCTCGGAGCTCGATGTCCCGCCACGCTGAGTGGCAGATGAACCACCGCCCACCCGGCAGCCGTAGCAACCGGTCGATGGCGTCGGCGAACTCCTTCCGGATCGCGTCATACCCGGCACCCCAAGCCTCGTCTTGAGGGTGGTCGATGCCTCGGCTGTCGCAGACCCATTTGAAACACATCCGGTAAAGCAGATCAACGCGGTCGACCACGACCCGGCAGTATGGATAGTCCTTCTTCGCCATCTTTTCGAGTTCCCGCAACGCCGCCTTGAAGATCGGCCACGCTGTGATCAACACTTCCAGTCGGCGGTAGGCTCGCTGCGGGGGGTCGCACTGCAAGACCAGGACCCTATCCTTCGAACGCAGGGTCTCCAACGCGAGGGTGGTCTTGCCGATCTTCTTCTCGCCGTGAATGAGGAATGAGAAGTCGTCCAGGCTGCCCGACGCTTCCTCGTGCTCCAACGGCAGCTGGATTTCAACCTTCCCCTTCTTGCCTCGCTTCTTTTTCGTCGCGTCCTTCGTCTTAGCTTTTCTTAGCTTTGCCATTCGATCTCTGCTCCTTGTGGTGCCGGGTAAAGTCCCCGCGAACGATCGGACCGAACATGTCGCAAGGTCCGTACTTGCTAACCAGAGCCGTCGGGTTGATGTAGTGCGGCGTCTCGCCCTCGTGCCACATCCGGATGTCTTCGAGGATCGGCCGCAGCTGGGTGTTCTCCCACTCGACGAGCTCTCTTTTGAGTTTGACCATCTCAAGCCGAATGAAGTTGTGGCTGAACTTCACTGGGTTCATGAGCTCCGCCGCAACCCGGCTGAGGAACGGCTGGAGCTGCTCCGTTTTCCCTTGCTTGTGCCCAGGACGACGGACGATGTCGAACACCACACCCTGCGGGACGCAGTCGAATTCTTTCCAACAGGCCCACAGGTAGAGGTTCATCTGGAGGTCAAACGGCAGCATGTCCAGCAAGATGCCGTCGTCAATTCGGCTGAGGAACTTAGTGTCCTGCACCCAGAGCTTCTGCCGCTTGGTCTCGAAGAGGGCATCCCAAATCCCGTTCAGGGAAATAGTCTGCCCGGTCTCAAGCACGAACGGGATCTTGAACCGTCGCTCGGACGCCAACCACTTGTCCGGCTTGGCGGTGTTGTTGCCGTGCTTGTACGTCCCCGTCCAGTCTCCGTCCCACCGAACACAGTACGCGTTCACAGTCGCCACGCAGACACCGAACCAGCTCTGGAAGGCGAGTTCCTGGGCAGAAGTGAGCCGCCCCTTCCGCTTGCGGTACTTGAGCTCGACCGCGTCGGCGACGTTGCCGATCACCCGAGCGGACGGGTGGTGAGACTTACCTCGAAGCTGGTCAAGCATGTCATGCCCGACTCCGCCGAATGCGAAGGGTAGCTTCTCGTCGATCGAACGCCAGCCCTCCTTCGCAGTTAGCCGGAACTGCTCCCGGCAAGCCAGCCATAGTAAGATCTTGGATGCCGAGATCCCGTGCTTGAAGAGGTCCCAGGGCTCTCTTACAGGAGATGCTTTCTTTCGAGTTGCCATACGAAATTCCTCAGTAGGGAGATGCATTCTTTATGTTCGATCGAAGTCTCGCCGCCCTTGCGAAGAACCCAGGCTGGATGCGGCAGCGATAACACCCAGCCGACCGGTATATGAACTCGAGCAGCTTCCGCCTGCCGTCCAAGTAGCACGCAAGCGATAGGTTTTGCGATGCCGCACAGCTCGACGACCCGTGCCTGGCAAGCCTCCTTCTCATGCGGCAGCGGTGCTCGGTTCTCGCCACCCGGCTCATCGATAGGACGGCAAGCCACGAGGTTAGAAATGCCGTGTGTGAACTTCGTCTTCTTTCCCGCCCCTTCGATCCATTTGTTGAGCAGCTTCCCGGACCGCCCGACAAACGGCAACCCGACCACGTCCTCCGTTTTGCCAGGGCCTTCGCCCAGGAAGAGGATGTTGCAAGGCAAGTCCCCACGGTAGAGTACGTGCTTGCATGCCATCGAGCCCAGCTCGCAAAGCTGACAGTTTTTCCAGCGTCTCTCGTGCTGAGTCAATCGCTTTCGTTGGTGCATGGACATCAAAAGAATCCCTTCGCCCAAAGGCCGATCCCCACTGCGTCCCAGGCATGCGACGTGTACGCCCGGGAGGAGCATTTGAGCAGCTTGCAGATCCGCTTGTTGACAACTTTCTTAGGCAGCTGCCCCTTCCACTGAACCACCGGAGCCATCTTCACTTCGGCTCCCTTGCCCCACGCAACCTGAGCCATTGCTCCTGTCGCCATTGACAGCTTGACCAACGACCCGCTCGCCGCGACCGCTGTCGAACCTCCGTCTGTGAAGAAGACCGGCTCTTCAAAATAGACCAGGTGGATGCCCGGCTTCTCGGTCCAGAACCGCCCGAATTCCTTGCACGCCAACCGCAGTCGCAATAGCCATGTCCCGGCTGCGCAGTGGCACACCCCAGCAGAGATCGGGGCACAGAGCTCGGTCCAACGTTTTGAGGACCACAAAGCGAACCCGAATGGAACGCCGCTATCGATTGTCAGGATCATTTGTGCCTCTTTCTTGCGGCCATCAAGACCCGCTTCAAGATCACTTGAGAGCTCGCCCGCTTCATTCGCAACGCGTCGTATTGGTCCGCGTCCACCGTGTCCGGGACAAGCAGGTCGATGTAGAGAAGTGGTCGGTTCTTTGACGGGAGTTCAATTCGGTCTTCGCTCTGGTTCCGCTCGTTGCCGGATGGCGAATTCGAAAAGTACACAGCCGTGTCTGCGGCCGCGAGGTTGACGCCATACTGGCAGCATTTGACTTGACAGAGCAAAATCCGTAGCTTCCCCCGGTCAAACGCTTGGCAAGTCTTCTTTCGATCTTTGAGCTTCGACGCCCCGACGATGCATCGATACGCAAGGTCATGACGATCCAAGGTCTCAGCGGTCATCCGCATTTCTGCGTTGAATCGGAACCACACAACGACCTGCTGCTTTCCGAGCTCGCCTTGAAGCAAGTTAAGGAGCTCTTGCACCTTGGCGTAGTGCATCAAAGACAGCCCCGACGCCGTCGCGTTCTGTGGAGCTGAGCCCCCGCAAATCTGCATGAGCCATGTGAATTTGGTCATCGCCCATTTGGTACTGAGCTCGCCGTATGCAAAATCTTTTTCGACGTCTCGGTACGCACGCATGATCGCCGGTTCGAGCGTGACCCATCTTTTCTCGTGGACTTTTTT